AATACGACATATCGCGTTCCGCCGTGCACCGCTTCGGCCAGGATTTCGCCGCCAAGTGCGAGGCGATTCGGGAGGCCACGGAGCGGGCAAAGGCAATCGTGGCCACCGTCGGCGATGACGAAGGCAACATGAATGAAGCCCTGATCCGGCTGATCCAGCAGTTGACCTTCGCCATCCTCATCAATAAACAGGACGCCGATATTGCCGCCTTGTTGCCGAAAATGGGCGTCATGGTCGCAAAAATATCAAAAGCGAGCGTTGACCAGAAAAAATGGATGGCCGACGTTCGGGAAAGAGCCAGGAAAACCGCCGACGACGTCATGAAAGTCGCGAAGGCCGGCGGCATGTCTGAGAGCACGGCAAAGGAAATCCGTGAACGCATCCTGGGGATCGTGTGATGATGACCGACCAAACCGCGCAGAATGATTTTGATCAGGCCCGCCAGACGCCGGGCGGCGTGTTGTTGCCGTATCAGGTTCGCTGGGTATCCGATCCGGCCGACGTCAAATTCATCGAAAAGTCGCGCCGGGTGGGCATTTCCTGGGCCGAGGCGGCCGACGACACCCTCTACGCCTCCGAACAGGGTAAGGGAGAGAAGCGCAACGTCTGGTACATCGGCTACACCAAGGACATGGCGCTGGAATTCGTGAACGACTGCGCCAACTGGGCCAGAGCATACAACCTGGCCGCCTCCGCAATCGAAGAGTACGAAGAACCGGATGAAGACGAAAACGGGATCGTCAACGAAAAGAAAATCCTGGCCTACAAGATCACGCTGGAATCGGGCTGGCGCATCACCGCGTTGTCCAGCCGCCCCACCAATCTCCGTGGGAAGCAGGGCCGCGTCGTCATCGATGAAGCCGCGTTTCACGACGATCTGCCCGGATTGCTGAAAGCGGCGATGGCTCTCCTCATGTGGGGCGGCCAGGTGCGCGTCATCTCCACGCACTTCGGCGACCAGAACGAATTCAACTCCGTCATCCAGGACATTCGCGCCGGGAAAAAGCCCTACAGTCTGCACCGCGTCACGTTCGACGACGCGCTGGCCGACGGCCTTTACCGGCGGATCTGCGAAGTCCTCGGCCGCGCCTGGTCGCCCCAGGCGGAAGCGGAATGGCGCCAGGGCATGATCGACTCCTACGGCGACGACGCCGATGAGGAACTGTTTTGCATTCCCAGCCAGGGCAGCGGCGTGTGGCTCACCCGCGCCGTCATTGAAAAATGCCTCAGCCCCGACATTCCCGTGATGCGTTACGAGCAGCCGACGGTTTTCGCTGAACTGCCGGATCCCGTCCGGGAGGCGGAGGTCGCAGACTGGTGCGGGGAGCACCTGCTTCCGCATCTGACCGATCTGGATCCCCATCAAAATTCCGTCGTCGGCGAGGACTTCGGCCGCTCCGGGGATCTGACCGTCATCAAGCCGTTGCTGGAGCAGCAAAACGCCGGTTGGCGGGCGCTTTTTCACCTGGAACTGCGCAACATCCCGTTTGCGCAGCAGGAGCAGATCGTCGATTACATCCTCGAGCGCCTGCCCCGCTTCCGTTACGGCGCCTTCGACGCGCGCGGCAACGGCCAGTACCTGGCGGAGCGCGCCATGCAGCGTTACGGCGCCGACCGCATCGCCCAGGTCATGATCACCGAGCAGTGGTACCGCGACGCCATGCCCGCTTACAAGGCGGCGTTTGAGGACGGGACCATCACCGACGCCCGCGACGCCGATCTGATTGAGGATCACCGGGCCGTCAAGATGATCAAGGGCGTCGCCAAAGTGCCGGAGACGCGGCAAAAAGGCAAGGACGCGAAGAAGCGGCACGGCGATTCCGCCATTGCCGGCGCGATGGCCTGGTATGCCACGCGGGCCGAATGGGGCGGCGAGATTGAATTCGAGAGCACCGGCGTCAAGTGCGCGACGTCCGGCGCGAGCATGGGACATTATTTGAACGTATAGGAGCTTGTTGTCCCCCGCGCGCGTGACCTTTAGGTTAGGCGGGGGTGGGGGGTGGTTGAACACATGGCAGACGAAAAGAAAATTATCGCTCCGGCAACTGACGAAGTCGCGACGCTGGAAAAGGACATCGACCTTTTTGCCGGCTGGATCAAGCGTCTGGAAAATCCGGATCCCGTATTGCGCGCGGAGGCGGCGGGCCGCGGCCTGCGCCTGTACGACGAAGTGGATCGCGACGCGCACGCGGGCAGCGTCATTCAGCAGCGCATCATGTCCGTGGTCGGCAAGGAATGGGAAATCCTTCCGGCCAAAACCGTCCGCCGGTCCGGTCGGCCGGCGGCGGCGAGCAAAGAACAGATTGTCGCCGAATATGTTTCCGGCGTTTTGCAAAACTGCAACTTCGACCGGGCCAGGCAGGAGCTGCTCAAGGGGATTTTGTACGGCTTCTACAACGTCGAAATCCTCTGGACCGTCCGGGAGGGCGCGCTGGCCGTCTCCAGGTTCCTGGGCAAGCATCCCCGGCGGTTTGTTTTCACGCCGCAGCGGGAACTGCGTCTGCTCACGCCGCAGAACATGATCGACGGCGAGGCGGTACCGGAAAGAAAGTTTGTGACGTTCAGCTTCGGCGATTCCGACAATCCCTACGGCACGGGCCTGGGCCGCAGGTTGTGGTGGCCGGTGTGGTTCAAGAAGCACGGCATCAAATTCTGGCTGATCTTTCTCGAGAAGTTCGGCATGCCGACGATCGTCGGCAAGTACCCGTCCGGCACGCTTCCCGCCAAGCAAAAGGAGCTGATGGGCGCCCTGGAGGCCATCCAGTCCGATACGGGCGTCAAGATACCCAACACGATGGACATCGCCTTTTTGGAAGCCTCGCGTTCAGGCAAGGCCACCTACGAGCAGTTGTGCGAATACATGGACCGTCAGATATCCAAGGCGGTGCTGGGACAGACCGCCTCCGCCGACGGCACGCCCGGCAAGCTCGGCAACGAAGACATGCAGAACGACGTCCGCCAGGAGCTGGTCGAGGCCGACGCGGATCTGCTCGACGAGTGTCTCAATGAATCGCTGATCCGCTGGATTGTCGATTTAAACTTTCCCGGCGTGACGGCGTATCCGAAGATCAAGACCTTCGCCAACGCGAAGCCGGACCTGACGTCCCGCGTGAACGTGGACAAAACGCTGGTCGTCGACATCGGCCTGCCCGTGGCGAAAGCCTATTTTTACGAAACCTACGGCATTCCGGAGCCGGCGCCGGACGAAGAGCTGGTGGTCGTCCGGGCATCGACGCCCGGCGCCGGCAGGGCCGCGGACGAAAACCGGGCGGAAAAGCAATTCGCCGACGCCGCGACCACGGCTGGCGCGGCGTTCACGCCCGATCAGCAGGTTGTCGAAAATCTTGCCGCTGCGTCCGTGAAAGCCGCATCTTCCGCGCTTGCGGCAAATGAAGCCAGGATCCTGGCCGCTGTGCAAAGTGCGTCAAGCTATGAAGAGGCCATGCAAAATTTGCTGGACCTCTATCCGGAAATGAACATGGACGCTCTGGCAATCGTTCTGGAAAATGCCGTGCTCGGCGCCGATCTGTTCGGACGGTGGGCGGTTGGGGAGGAAACCCGATGATCTCAGTCGCCCCCCTGCCCAATAAAGAAGCCCAGGCCTTCTGGAAAGACAAAGTCCCTATGTCGCCCGGTGAATTTCGCCGGTTATCCGATGAAGCCAAAACCCGCGCCTTTGCCGTATCCGGCATTGCCAAAGGCGATGAACTGGCAACCGTCATGGCCGCGATGCAAAAGGCCATTGACCAGGGCACAACGCTTGCCGATTTCAAAAAAGACTGCGCCGCCGTCTTTGAAAAGCGCGGCTGGACGGGCAGGCGCGCCTGGCGCATCGACAACATCTTCCGCACAAACATTCAGACGGCCTACAGCGTGGGACGCTATAAGCAGATGCAGGAAGTCAAAGCCCGCCGGCCTTATTGGCAATACAGCGCGGTCAACGACAGCCGCACGCGTCCTTCGCACGCGGCCATGCACGGGAAAGTTTACCCGGCCGACCATGCCTTTTGGAACACCTGGTATCCGCCCAACGGATTCCGTTGCCGCTGCGGCGTCGTGACGCTCACCGAACGCGACATCCGCGCGGAAAACCTGACCGTGGAAACCGACGAACCGACGGGCAAGCTGATTGAACCGGTCGATCCGGTTACCGGAAACAAAATGCCCGCGCGCCTGTTGATGCCGGATTCGGGCTTTGCGCACAACCCCGGAAAAAGCGCGTGGGGTGGCGTCGTAGACGCTTCGGAAAAGCCGGGCCAATGGGCAGCCGTGCCGAAAATTGAAACAGCGTCGGATTACCGGCGCAAGGCATTGGCGAATGTCCGTCCTGCCGACATTCCCGAGCTGGATGAAACCCGTCTACTGCCACATGGACAATCCGATGATTTCTATCGCGCCGAGTTCGTCAAGCGTTACGGAGAAGAGCGTGTCGTGCGTGACGTACTGGGTGAGCCCGTCATTCTGTCACTGCGCTCCTTTCTTGTGGATAAGACGCCGGGAGCTGCGCCCAAGTGGAAATTTACCAAAGAGGGGCATGGTGTGTCCATTCCGGTATTTGAAGAGATGCTGACTGCGCCTTACGAAGTATGGCTCACGCCGCAGAATGATAAAAGCACGGGCGCTGTCCGTCTGACCAAGCGCTATATCTCTTTGTGGAAAACGGCGGATAAAAAACGGATCGGCGGTCTGGCCGTGTACGAAGTCGTCAATGGCGTATTTCAGGGCGTGACGAATTTCCTGCCGTTCAAAAAGGGCACGACGACGGCAAACATGACGTATCTGGAAAAGCAACGCGAGGGCGTGTTGTTGTACCCAAAGAAAAAGGGCAAGTGACCGGCCCGGCTCACGAACCGGTTATCTTCGACAGTTCAGATCGGGTGGCCCCCTAAGCCGAAGATACCCTTTGAGACGTAAGCTAGGCCATTTGAGCCATAAAGTCAAGAGGTGCGAAGATATGCAGATCCACATCGACATCAATGACCGCGATGTTCAAAAGGGCCTGGCCGACATCCGGTCCCGCGGCGGCAATCTGCAGCCGCTCATGCAGGACATCGGCGAAGACATCGCCCGTGTTGTGGAAGGCAACTTTGCGGCGGGCGGCAGGCCCGAAGCCTGGAAGCCTTCGGCGCGTTCCCGGCGCGATGCGGGAAAACCGCTGAGCGATACGGGCAGGCTGCGCAGATCCATCACGGTGGAGTCCGACCGGACGAGCGCGCAGGTGGGCACGAACGTCAAATACGCCCGGATTCATCAGTTCGGCGGGACGATTCATCACAAAGCCCGCACCCTGGCGTTCAAGAACAAAGGCGGGTTTTTGTCCCGCGCGGCGGCGGCCCGGCGCAAGACAGCCGTCAGGATAGGTTTCGGCAGGGCGCATGACATCACCATCCCCGCCCGGCCGTTTCTTGTGCTGACCGACGGGGACCTGCGGCGCATCGAGCGGATCGCGGAGGCCTTCATCCGGGAGGGATCGGACCATGCGCGCTAAAACGCCCCAGAACGGCCCGAAACCGCAAAAGGCGACCAACGGGGCAGGAGTTTCATTGACACCGTTTATAAACATAACCTCGCGCGAATCCGGGGCATCCTCAACGGACGTCCGGGCGCTTTGCGCGGAAGGAGGAAGGGAAAATGACAAAATTTGCCGGTTTTGAAGATTGGGTGCCCATTTTTCGCGGCGGCCCGCAAACCGATTCCAGCGGGAAACTGCACGACGGCGACGCGCTCATCGACCGCGCCCTGGCCAGGTTCAACGCGGAGATTCACGAGCCGCCCGCCTGCATCGGGCATCCGGCCCATGACAAGCCGGCGTACGGCTGGGTGGCCGGGCTCAAAAAAAGCGCGGACAAACTGGGGAACGTCCTATTTGCGAAGTTCCGGCAGGTCGAGCCCACGTTCGCATCGATGGTTCGGGCCGGCCGCTTCAAAAAGCGCAGCGCCGCCTTTTATCCCGACGGCACGCTGCGTCATGTGGCCTTTCTGGGAGCGGCGCCGCCGGCCGTCAAAGGCCTGCCGGACGTCGCCTTCGCCGACGGCGACTTTACAAGCTTCGAGTTTACGGACGCGCCCTACACATGGACGTCGCTGGCGGACGTTTTTCGCCGTCTGCGTGAATGGTGCATCGAAAAAGAAGGCCAGGAAACGGCGGACCGGCTGATTCCGGACTGGAAGATAGACGACTTGAGAGCGGCGGGCAACCCGCCCGCCGCGGAACCTTTAACCGCAGCATATACCGACAAGGAGGACAATATGACGTTCAAAGAAAAACTGGCCAAGTTCTTCAACGAATTTCTGGCCAAGATGCCCGACGACGGTCCGGTTTCCCCGGTTACCCCGGCATCCCCGGCCTTTACCGAGGCGGACATTGAAAAAGCAAAAACCGAAGCCGCCGCCAAAGAGCGCGAAAAAGTCACGGCCGAATTCGCGGAAAAAGAGCGCGCGGCCCGGCGGGCCGCCGTCAAGAGCGAAATCGCCGCGTTTTGCGACGGCCTGGTCAAGGAGGGGAAGATCACCCCGGCCGGCATCAAATTCGGTCTGCCGGAGATCCTGTTTGCCCTGGCCGAAAACGAAAATCAAATCGAATTTGGCGAAGCCGGGGAAAAGGCGACGCCGTTCGACCGCATGAAGGCGCTGCTCGCCTCGGCCAAGCCCCTGGTGACGTTCGGCGAAACGGCGACCAGGGACAAGGACGCCGGTCGCGGGACCGGCACGGCGGGCGAGAAGCTCGAAACCCTGGTCCGCGCGAAAATGAAGGACAACAAAGACCTGCAGTATGCCGCGGCCTTTGCGGAGGTCCAGCGGGACAATCCCGGCCTGGCCCAGGAATACCAGGCCGAATTCCGCGGCGAGAGATAGGCGGCGCGATCGGAGTGGAGGGCGGTCCGGCATCCGGGCGCCGAAACATCACTTAACAAACCAAGAAAGGACTGAACATGTCGACAGAAAATAAAATATTGGATTTGTCCTTCCCGGCGGCGGAAAGCCTGGTGGACGATCAGTACAAGTTTGTCGTTCTCAGCGCCACCGGCGTGAGACGGCCCGACTCGGAAACCGAGATTGCCCTGGGCATTTTGCAGAACTGCCCGGCCGAGGGAGAAGCGGCCGCCGTGCGCATCATCGGCGTCAGCAAGCTGCAGATGAACGGCGCCCTGGGCGTGAACGGCATCGTCAAGGCGGAATACGTAGCCGCGGCGGACGCCGGCAAGGGCAAGGACGCCTCCGATGCCCCGGCGTATGCCAGGGCGCTGATTCTGGAAGCCTCCGGCGCCGAGGATGATCTGGCCAGCGTATTGCTGCTGCCCGTCAATCCCGGCGTCACGGCCCTGACATCGGTTGCGGCCGCAACCGTCGACAGCACCAACGGCGCCCGCACCTACACCGCCGCCGAGCTGCTGGGCGGCCTGATCCTGCGCGACCCGGCCGGCGCGGCCAGCAACGACGTCAGCCCCACGGCCGCGCTGATCGTCGCGGCGATCTCCGGAGCGATTGTGGGCTCCTCGTTCGAATTCGAGATCAAAAACACCGCCGACGGCGATGAAACCATCGCGCTCACCGCGGGCGCGGGCGTCACGCTTTCCGGCGGCATGACGATACCCGTAAACCACACCCGGCGTTTCCGGGCCATTGTCACCAATACCGGCGCGGGCACTGAAGCGGTCACGATTTACAGCATGGGCCTCGCGCCCAATACGATGGACAAGCTCGGCCGGACGACCGTCTCCACCGTCTCCACGGCCGGCGCGGCCACGTACACCATCGACCAGCTGCTGGGCGGCCTGATCCTGCGGGATCCGGCGGGCGGCGCGCGCAACGACGTCACCCCCACGGCCGCGCTGATCGTCGCGGGGCTGCCCGGAGCCGTTGTGGGATCCAGTTTCGAGTTTACCATCCGCAACGACGCGGATGAGGATGAAACGATCACCGTGACCGCGGGCGCGGGCGTCACGCTGTCCGGAACGATGACCATCGCGCAGAACAACTCCAAGCGGTTTTTGTGCCGCGTGGACAATGTGACAGCCGCAGCCGAGGCCGTCACCCTTTACTCGCTGGGCACGGTCGTTCACTAAAAACAGTGGATGGTGGATAGTGAATCGTTCATAGATTCTCTTGCTATCCACCATCCGCCATTCACCATCAACCATTTTAAGGAGGAAAAATAACATGGCTCCCAACGTGAAAGAAACGATGGTCGCAGGACCGCTGCAGAACATTTCCATCGCGTTCAAAAACGAAGATTACATTGCCGACCGCGTGTTTCCGATTCTGGACGGCGCGGACCCGAAGGCAAAGATCACCATCTATCAGCGGGCGGACTGGTTCCGTGACGAGGCCGGAATTCGCGCAGCCGGGACGCGCGCCAATCGCGGCTCGTACA